CAAATCACAAGCCTACCGGACTCACCATTCAATTTCTACGGATACTTTGTGGATACGTTTGGGAATAAGCTTGCTACAAGCCCTTTCTCAACGGTAACTAATCTGACAGATATTACGCTTCTTTCTGTAAATACAGGTCCCATTGCTCCAGGACCTGCAAGAACCCCTGGTCCCAGTGGTCCCAGTGGTCCCAATGGTCCCAGTGAAACGCCGACAAGTCCCAGTGGCTTCACCGCTCCAGGACCTGCACTGGTTGCAATAACGTTCAACTCTCTACAAACAATCAGACGACAAAATTTACATGTTAATGTCGCAGCCGATGATGGGACCGGTAGAACGAACTCCATATCTGATGGTAGTTTTATAAGCACGTGGGGGATAACAGCTACCGGATATACACATATTCGCATAGGAACAGGCGATAGAATACTGAGAATAACGAGCCTACCGGACTCACCATTCAATTTCTACGGATACTTTGTGGATACGTTTGGGAATAAGCTTGCTACAAGCCCTTTCGCAACGGTAACTAATCTGACAGATATTACGCTTCTTTCTGTAAATACAGGTCCCATTGCTCCATGACCTGCAAGAACCCCTGGTCCATCAGTTATATCAGCTATACTTGCAATAAGTTCTTCAAATTCACACGTAGGGTTTACTTTTAATAGTTCTCAAAATTTAAATAATGTTAGAGCCAACCTTATTGCTACAGGAAGTGTTTCTGGCGGTACAAATATAAATCAATCAACTAATATACCAAATGTAACATCTGGTCCTAATCAAGTAAGTATTCCTGTGTCTTTAACGTCTATTTCGATAGGAGACTATCGTAATAAAAGTATTCAGTTTTATGATAGTTTGGGTAATTCAATAGGTAGTGCAACTTTCTAAATAGTCCCCTCAACAATATTGTACCTTATGCACTCGTCACCATCAAGATAGACGTCCCTCTTCATAAGTCTTTTCAGTTTCGTCTCTGACAGTGTTGTGTTCTTTCGGTAAAGGTTCTTGATGTGCTCCATGAGCTTTGTCACAGTCTCCATCTCATCCTTGAGCTCCTCAAACTTTCCCCAAAATGTATTCGACAACTGATGAATTAGAACGAACGAGTTTTCTTTCATGAGTCGTTTTTTTCCACCGAGGAGTATGAATGTTGCTGCACTACAGCACACCCCGTCAACAATTGTAGTGACTGGAATTTTCATCGTACGAATATGATCCATTGCAGACAGACCTGCAAATACACACCCTCCCTCACTGTGTATGTATAGTTTGATTGTTGGAGATTCCTCAAGTCCAATCTCTGCATATTTAATGAGAAGGTCCCTCTGCAGAGTTTTTAGAGTAATGTTCAGCTCTAGTACAGATTCTTGCGAAACCTCTCCATAAAAGTAAACCTCATTTCCAATCACCCTTGTGTATACACCTGGAGTCTCATCTTCCGCTTCGCTCTCTGATTTGTTTCTTAAGTGACTGTGCCCGTTTAATCTTGCAAACATGGTTTAATATATCAATGTCTTGAACCTCAAGGCTTGGATGAATAACCCCCTCATTCAAATGATCCCTGATCAATGGAAGATGATCCATTGTGAATCCTTTTTGGTAAAGAGCTTTTAGTCGTTTTCTCCGCATGCACATGTTTTGGTGCTTTGTCCATAGTGACCCTGGAACAAGGTCAGTGGCATTCACCGGATCTATGATATATGATGGTTTCAATAGACCCTCTGATACAAAATAGTTTGTGTATGCCCAGTCGCTGTTCTTGTAGATGTATGTGTCGAATATGTCTGCATTTGAAAGTGCCTCCAGAACTCTAACGTCACACGTCTTGTGATTCTCATGTATCAGAGCATACATATACCCTCTTTCAGCAATGTCTGGTATTTCAAATCTTTCACCGCGTAATAGACGTCTCACGATATCTGATGGTTCTTCATATGTATCGAGGGTTCCAAACATACCGGCAGAACCCCTGAGAGTTTCAGAAGATGTCCATGGCACGTACTCGAATGAAGGTATACCTTCTGGGCACTGTGAGGAGTTGTTACCGATATACAATGCGTATTTGGTTGAAACTTCTACAGAAAAATCATCGTCGTCGTCGAATATGGTCAGGGATCCGTCGAGAGTCAGACTCTTTGCGGTCCAAGTCTTTCCAATACCAGACTTTCCCCATATGAAAACCTTTCCATGAGTCTTTACCAAGTCTTCGAGCCATTCAGTGCGGGGGCCTCTCTTGGTTTTTTGCTTGTCGAGTTTCAAGAATCTATCCATGGATTCGGATTCAGAAACGGATGATGGTCCTATCAGTAAGCAGGTGTTTTCTTTGGTTCTCAAAGAGTTCACCCCTTATCTTATTGGTATACTTGTCATTAACCTCTTGACTATATTCCTGGTTGTCCAGATTTCAAAACGTATACCATTCTAAGAGATGGTGAAGGTCGCCTTAAAGAAACTTTCGACTGGTCCTAAAAAGTATCAGGTGGAATTTCCTGATGGAAAGACTGTCAAGTTTGGTGCCAAGGGATACTCTGACTACACTGTTCATAAGGACCCTGCGCGTATGCAGCGTTATCTCACGAGGCACAGATCACGTGAAAATTGGAACGACCCAAAGACACCAGGGTTCTGGTCTCGTTGGCTCTTGTGGTCTTCTCCGACACTTACTGGTGCGAAATCTATCATCAAAAAGAAATTCGGGCTCACTGTAAGATGACTGACGTCATTGATGCATATACGTACGAGTTGACTGTGACCCCTCAGTTTGCTAGGATAATTGATGGTACTGGGAATGATATTGGATTCTCTGTAACAACTGACTCATCTGACAATATATATCTTGCTGGACAGTATTCTGGAACGCCATCCATAAGTGATCAATTCGGAGGTTTCGTAGGCAATCTTCCTGTGAGTTCGGGAACGGCAGCCTTCTGTTCAAAGTTCAATTCTGAAGGGATCTATCAATACTCTTTCGTTGTAGATTCTGCAGGAAATGATATAGGATACTCTGTAACAACAGATTTGTCTGATAATCTATATATATCTGGACAGTACGATGGAACCCCAACAGTACAATTTGTAAACAGCTCGAATTTTTCCACAAGTGTAGCTACTCTACCCGTGAGTTCAGGAGTTGCAGCATTCTGTTCAAAGTTCAATTCTACTGGAACTTACCAATATTCTTTCGTTGTAGATTCTGCTGGATTTGATATTGGAAACTCTGTAACAGCTGATTCTTCTGGGAACGTATACATTGGTGGTGAATATGCTGGAACCCCAACAATAAAGTTTGTGAATAGCTCGAATGTAGCCACAAGTGTAGCTACTCTACCTGCGAGTACGGCATTGGCAGCCTTCTGTTCAAAGTTTAATTCTGCTGGAACCTACCAATATTCCTTCGTTGTTGATTCTGCTGGAAATGATACCGGAAACTCTGTAACAACCGATTCGTCTGATAATGTATATCTTGCTGGAGAATACAATGGAACCCCAACAATAAAGTTTGTAAACAGTTCTAATGTTTCGACAAGTGTAGCGACTCTACCTGTAAGCTCAGGTATTGCAGCCTTCTGTTCAAAGTTTAATTCTTCTGGAACCTACCAATACTCTTTCGTTGTAGATTCTTCAGGAACTGATATAGGAAACTCTGTAACAACTGATTCATCTGGTAATCTGTACCTTAATGCATATTACAATGGAACCCCAACGATAAAGTTTGTGAATAGCTCGAATGTTTCCACAAGTGTAGCTACTCTACCTGCGAGTTCAGGAACAGCAGCCTTCTGTTCAAAGTTTAATTCTTCTGGAACCTACCAATACTCTTTTGTAGTAGATGCTTCTGGAAATGATATAGGATACGCTGTAACAACAGATTCATCTGATAATGTATATGTTGCTGGTTCGTACAATGGAACTCCAACTGTACAATTTGTAAACAGCTCGAATGTTTCAACAAATGTGGCGACTCTACCTGCGAGTTCAGGAACAGCAGCCGTCTGTTCAAAGTTTAATTCTGCTGGAACCTACCAATACTCTATCGTTATTGATTCTACTGGAACAGATATATCACGGGGATTAACAGCTGATTCTTTTGATAACTTATATATTTCTGGTGAATACATCGGTACACCAACAATAAAGTTTGTGAACAGTTCTAATGTTTCAACCAATGTGTCAACTCTGCCTGGCAGTTCTTTAAATTGTGCATTTTTATTGAAATTCGATATAGATGGATCGTATACTCCTAATTTAGACGTGTCTTCTTATTCGATAGTAGTAGATTCTACAGGAAATGATATAACGTGGGGAGTAACAAACGATCCTTCTGATAATATATATATTGTCGGTGAATACGATGGAACCCCAACAATAAAGTTTGTAAACAGCTCGAATGTAGCCACAAATATAGCGACTTTACCGGCAGACGATGGATCAACAGCAGCCTTCTGTTCAAAGTTTAATTCTTCTGGAACATATCAATACTCTTTCGTTGTAGATTCTACTGGTGCTGAAATCGGATACTCTGTAACAACCGATTCGTCTGGTAATACATATCTTTCTGGTGGATACAGTGGAACCCCAACGATAAAGTTTGTGAACAGTTCTAATGTTTCAACAAGTGTAGCGACTCTACCTGCGAGTTCAGGAGGAACAGGAGTCTTCTGTTCAAAGTTCAATTCTGCTGGAACCTACCAATACTCTTTTGTTGTAGATTCGGCAGGAACTGACAGAGGAAATTCTGTAACAACTGATTCTTCTGGGAACGTATACATTGGTGGACAATATGCTGGAACCCCGACGATAAAGTTTGTAAACAGTTCTAATGTTTCAACAAGCGTAGCGACTCTACCTGCGAGTTCAGATGCGGCAGCCTTCTGTTCAAAGTTCAATTCTACTGGGACTTACCAACACTCTTTCGTTGTAGATTCTGCTGGAGCTGAAATCGGGCGCGGATTAACAACTGATTCTTCTGGGAACGTATATCTTGCTGGAGAATACAATGGAACCCCAACAATAAAGTTTGTGAATAGTTCGAACGTTTCAACAAGTGTAGCTACTATACCTGCTGACTCTGGAGGAACAGCAGTCTTCTGTTCAAAGTTCAATTCTGCTGGAACCTACCAATATTCCTTCGTTGTAGATTCAGTTGGTAATGACGGTGGATACTCTGTAACAGTCGATTCGTCTGATAATGTATATCTTGCTGGAGACTATGATGGAACCCCAACAATAAAGTTTGTAAACAGTTCTAATGTTTCAACAAGTGTAGCTACTCTACCTGTGAGCTCAGGTACCTTAAACACCGCCTTCAGTTCAAAGTTCAATTCTGCTGGGACTTACCAATTTTCCTTCGTTGTAGATTCTTCGTCTGCGAGTGACGTCGGGTTCTCTGTAACAACTGATTCTTCTGGGAACGTATATCTTGCTGGATATTACAATGGAACCCCAACAATAAAGTTTGTGAATAGCTCGAATGTTTCAACAAGTGTAGCTACTCTACCTGCGAGCTCGGGAGGAACAGGTTTTTGTTCAAAGTTTAATTCTGCTGGAACATACCAATACTCTAGGATAATTGATGATACTTTATCTGTCATCGGGTACTCTGTAACAGCTGATTCTTCTGGGAACGTATATATTGGTGGTGACAACAATGGAACCCCAACAATAAAAACAGAAACTGGATTGATTCTTGGAGCGTTACCTACAGGGACTTCAGCATTTGTAACTAAATTTGGACCGACTGGTTCTTATTATACCTAAGGTATCTGTTTGTAATAGAGTATAACTTTGAGACCTTTCGGCGCGGTTCCACTTCCTGTTGAAGTGATCCTAATATAATGACCTTGAGACACGGAAACACCTGACAGAGTTGAAAGTGTACCACCTGACGATCCTGTTCCTGTCCACGAGACTGGTTGATTCGCACCAACAGTCATGTAGGAAACCCCTGAATAAATGGAAGTCAATGAAGCGAGTGAAGATCCGTGTAAAACATTTATAGTCAGTGTAGCAGTTGGATTTGTATTCACCAGATATGCTCTTGTACCTGTTATGAGCATGTTTACAGGGGCTGTTATAGTTGAAACGGCAGATCCATCAATCTTTACAGATCCATTTTCTGCAGAGCACGCTATGGTTGTGTGAAGGGGTATACCATATACATCAGACCCAAAAGTGGTTGTACCAGGTACGACAAGGGTACTCAGGTTACTTGTTCCAGACGCATTAATCGTAATCAGACTGGTTGCACCATTCACACCAAGTTGTGTAGTTGTGAGACTGAAAAGATTAGATGCCCCAGAAACATTCAGTGCCGATCCAGTGAGTGCAGTGGATCTGACTATGGTACCAAATATATTTGAACTGACAATGTTTGAGAGGTTTGAAGTGCCTGTTATATTCAGCGAGGTTCCATTAATGTCTGTTGCCCCTATGATCCCACCAAATATATTGGAACTCACCAGGTTTGCCAGGTTCGATGTCCCTGTTATATTCAGAGACCCTCCTGTGTAGCTCGGTGCTGCAAGACCACCAGAAAACCCAAGGTTGGATGTTACAAGATTTGCAATGTTTGCAGTCCCTGTAAGGTTCATTGAAGATCCAGAAAGAATACCTGATAGATTAGATGTTCCTGAAACATTCAGTGTTGATATACTCAATGGTCCCGCGTAATTCAATGTCCCAACTGCAATTGTAGATAGGTTGCTTGTTCCAGACACATTCAGGGACCCACTAGTGACTGTTACCAGATTACTAGTTCCAGACACATTCAGGGACCCACCAGTGACAGTGACCAAGTTACTGGTTCCTGATACATTCAGTGAGGTTCCAGTGACTGTTGTACCTGCAAGTACCGATCCAAATATATTGGAACTCACCAGGTTTGCAAGGTTACTCGTACCCGTCACATTCAGTGAAGACCCTGTGATCACTGTACCTGTAACTATCGATCCAAATATATTGGAACTCACCAGGTTTGCAAGGTTACTGGTCCCAGCCACATTTAGTGAAGACCCTGTTATGCTGGTTGCAGTTATAGGTCCTGTATATGTCAGAGTACCAACTGCAAGTGTCGTCAGGTTGGATGTACCAGCTACATTCAGTGAGGTTGGTGAAATACTCGAGAGTGATATATTCGTCAGGTTTGCAGTTCCGGATACATTAAGAGACGCAGTTGAAATGGCACTCGAAGAG